AGAAACGTGGAAGTTCTTTTTTCGCTTTCCCATCGGCTGCACAGGACATGAATTTAGCCTTTTCTAATGATAACTATAAATTAAATTTTACAAAATTTGTTTTATTAAATATACCTGAGCAATCAGTGGTTTTAGAATCAGGCGTGGACAGAGATCAAACAAAAGGTAAATTAAATTTTGATAAGGATGAAGATGGACCAAATTTCTATAACTTCCAACCAGGTGGTAATAACGACTTACCTGCAGATTTTGGAGACCAATTAATTGAATCATTAAGAAACTATGTTGCCAATTATGATTCAACTTTAAGAGAAAGTAGAATAAATTCCAATACAGACTTTTACAATATTAATGAAAGGGTAACACCATCTGAAATGATATTTTGGAAATGGTGTAGGAAAAATAACATAATGGATTTAGAACCAGCGTTACATAAAATTGATTGGGACAAAAACTTATCTGATTTTGATAATGAAAATGGTACTGGAACAAATTTCTTTCAGAAGTATTTATGGAAAGAAAGAGATGTTAATTACTATAGTTGTAGTATAGAATCTAGTGATGATAATAAACCACAAGTAACAATATCACAAGACGCAAAATATAAAGTTGGTGATTCAATATATTTGTCAGGCATAACATCATCTGTTTTGTCTGCGGAAACAGCATACACAGTCACATATGTTGAAAACAATGCAAATGAAACAATTTTAAAATTAGAATATGATAGTAATTATAGTACGGATGAAACCGAAACAACACCTATAACAGGAATAATTTATCTAAATTATGAAAGATTAATTGAATATATTGGTGAAATACAAGCAGTAAGTAAGATACAAACAAGTAGAAGAAATTTCACAGAAATTACTGCACAAATTCCACATCATGTAGGTAAAACTCCAACGGTATTATTTGAAATTGAAGATAATACAAATTATTATCCTAGTTTAGAAATGCCTATTTTACCTCAAGAACAACAAGAAGAAATTGTAGGATCAGAAAATACAAATTCACCAATAAGATTAAATCCAGAAAATTATCCAGGAACATATTATGGTTACTTTGATACAGTGGATAAAACTTATAAATGTTCTAATGGTGATAAATTAAGATATAAAGGCGATTACTATGGTATAAGTCTTACTAATAATATAGGATTAGATTTTGATAATTACTTTGAGAAATTGAGTGACTTTAACTCTAATAATATTGATGGTCTCAAAATAGATATGGATCGAAATCATTATCTTAAAATGAATCTACCAGATATAGATATAAAAAACTTTGATGATTTTAATGCAGCAAATTTTGACGGTGCTCCAGAAGACTTCTATTTCAATGCTATACTTTGGTATTATGAATTAGATGATGGATCAGGAACAATTGTAAATAACTTATATGGTATAGAATTTCTTAACAATCCAAATGATGATGATGATGATTGTGATATTAATAATAGAAAGATAACACCATATAGGAAATTAGTTAGTAATGGTGAACAAGATGGTGTTAGTTATACTTTCAATTTAAATGTTAATTTCAATATAGATAATGATGTTTTACCATTATCATATGACCCAACCACATTATACAATCAATTTGGTTTTGATTTGTATGAGAATATTTTACAATCAAATGCAAAATTACAAGAAAATTTTATTGCAATTGTGAGTGGATTTACAGAAATTCACGAAGAGTTGTTTGATTTAAGAAGTTTAATTTATTCTCAAACAGATATAGATTCCATTAAAGATCAAATTAGTAACATGTCTGACTTGTTGGAACTTTATAGTACATTCCAATTTGTTGATTCAGATACAACATCTATTGAGACAAACTTTGACGGTCCATACCCAACATTGAAAGTTAATAGTGTGAATTTACAATATTCAGAAATAACAGATGTTAATGTAAGTGATATAGTTTATTACAACAACATTAATAGTGGTGTTAGTTATGTTGTATCTGTACCATTAGCAAATCAATTATTATTAAATATTTATAATGATAATAATGATTTTGATGATGATGCACAAATATTATTAAATAGAGATTTAGCATATAAACAAGCCGCTGATATTTATATTATGCCAAATATGTCAAAAAATGATAATACTTTCAATATAAATATAAATTATAATGATGGTTTAGGAAACACGACTGAAACAACATTATTATCTGGCATTACATTGCCTGTTGATTTGTCAAGTTATGATACTATTAATCCGACAGGTTCTACATACACCAATTCATATTATACAAATGATAATGTTTGTACATTTGCTCAAACATGGGAAACGGGTTTAACAAGTACAAAATTATATCTAATGGAGGATCTATTTACACAAGATGATTATGTTTATATTGAAAACTTTTATATTATGAGTGGTAGTACAGTTCTGGATAATTCTGGCGTTTATCAAGTTTCAGCACACACATCAGGTAATAGTTATGGGACTGGTTCAGAAATTATTATAGAATTTAATAGTGGTGGATATGAATTAAGAACAAAACCTAAATTAACATATTATAAAGGTTGGAAATTAAATATATTAAGAGTTTCTTCTTCGCCAACATCAGCAATAGAAGATAGATACAAAATAACAAAAACATTATTATAATGGAAATAACAATTAAAGAAATAGAAAGTTCTATAAAAAATGTGTTTGATAAATCTGAAGTATTAAATACTGATTCGGTATATGAAAAGATAGATGAATCAAATAACTTGAAACTTGTTATATTTATTAACAAATTATTTGAGGAAAATATTAGTGTACTTTATACAAAAGTTATATTTGTTGTAGATGGTGATAAAAAGAAATTAGTAAACAACTCATTTTTATACTTATATGATATAAATTGTCAATACACTAATGTTGAATTTTCTGATACAGATGATTTTGAGAAAAAATTACGACAAATAATAGAGAAAAAGAATTTCGGAAACAATCTAAAGACTCTATCAAAATTTATAGAAAATCCTGCATTCTTAATAAACGAATGGCTTAAAAACAATAAAACAAATGAAATAAATGTTTTAAGTGTTAAATATGATCCGAAAATGTATATTACGCCTTGTAAGTCTTTAGATTTTACTTTCAGTATTAATGTGAATAACATTGATGTTGAGTTCAGTATAAAAAAAGAAAAGGATGGTCTTTTTATTTACAGTTTTCACATAAACGATGAAACGATAAACAAAGAAAAACCAAACCTCAAAACACTAGTGGAGACTATTGGTACTGTTCTAAAAAATAACTTCTCATAATGGCAAGATTTTATGAATTTATAGAATTAAAATATGATAATCTGACATCACAGATTACTAAATGGTTAAAAGCTACATATAATCGTTCTGGAATTAACTTTAATTCTGCATCACCCTATGGTCAAATAATCAATGTATTAAAAGAATTATTTCAACATAATTTACTTTATCTAAAAAATGCTGTTAGAGTTTTAGACATCGAACAAACACAAAACAAGAAAATTGCACAACAATGGTCAAGAATAGCTGGACATAATCCTGGTAGAGCAATATCAGCAACGGGTACATTGAAATTTCAACTAAAGCCTGGCATAAACATAAGTGAGCAAATTAAAGATTCTGTGGTTATAATTGAGAATGGTTTAATACTAAAAAATAATACTAATAGCTTAAAATATACTACATCATTAAGTAGTGAAAGAAATATATTTAGTTTATCATTAGCTAACAATAAATTTTTTATACCAATAATACAAGGAGTATATGAAGCCCAAAATTTTACAGGAACAGGTGAATTAAATCAATCATTTAGTGTAAATATACCTGGTAATAAACAAATTGAAAATTTTAAGTACACAATAGCATACAACGGCACAACACTAACAATTAGAGATGGTATGTGGGATATGGCACCAGGAACATTGAGTTGTTATACTAGAAGTGGTTTTAACGGTGGTTTGGATATTTATTTTGGTAATAAAAATTACGGATTTATACCACCAGTCGGTTCTATAATAACTGTTAAATACTTAGTTTCAGATGGATCTGAAGGTGAAATATTAAATCCAAAACCTAATGACTTTAAAATTGAAGGTGTTGTTAGAGATGGTCAAGGCAACCCAATAGATATTAATAAATTATTTAATATCTATATAGAAAATGATGTTAATTTTGCGTCAGATGGTGAAACATTAGATTTCACAAAATCAGCAATACCACATGTATCAAGAAATTTTGTATTAGGTACACCAAGCCAGTTCATATTCCATTTAAGAAAACTAAATATGTTTTCTAAGGTTAATGCTTATAATAAG